AAAAGGCTTTGCAGGACGGATATCAGCTTAGTGATGGAGCAGGAAGGACGGAATAAATATGGGGAACCTCTTCCATGTTTTGAATATTCCGGGAAATGCAATTACCAGGACAAAGCAAAGACGATCTTCACAGCTGACAAGAAAATGGTTCAGATTACCGGATCCGTATTATTCCCGGGAGATATCTGCCCAGAGCTTCCGGTAATATCTGGCGGTACAGCAACCATATTTGGTGTCAAGAGAAAGATCCAGGAAGCCAGGAAAGCCAGAAATCCGGACGGTACCATAAATTACACGGAGGTGCTTCTGATATGATCAAGGTCAATTCGACTGTTAAACTTAACTTTCCGAAGATCAATCAGCTGACACGGGCACAGGTGGCAGCCCTGGAGCAGACTGCAGAAGATTTACATACAGAAGTTGAGCAGGCACAGGTGTTTCCAAGAGATACCGGTGCTTTGCAGAATGAGAGTACTTTTGTAGATACCTCTGAAAGCAGTCACGGAAAAGTAAGTATCATATCCAGTACACCATATGCAAGACGCCTGTATTTCCATCCAGAATTTCATTTTAAGAAGGATAAAAACCCGAATGCAAAAGGCAAATGGTATGAAGACTGGCTTCCAGGTGGGAAAAATGCTGACCTTGCAGTGGAAGCATTCAAAGAAAACTACAGGAGGCTGGCTGGTTTATGACGTTATCGGATATCAGAGATTATATTGAGACACTCACACAGGGGGCTGTGTATATTGGTCCAATTCCGGATAAACCGGAAAAAATAGTTGGGGTTTATAACAGTAAACACCAGCACGAATACAAGGTGGCAATCGGAGGCCCTCAGCTGGAATCCTATGGCACGAAATACGTCACTTTACTAGTACACTGGAATAAATCCCAGCGCGAGACCGAAAAAGCCGGAAAAGCCTTATTTGAAGCTGTCAGAGCCACCAGAAATGCAACTGTAAACCATGAAACTATTAAATTTGTCCTGCCAGTCTATGATCTTCAGGATATAGGCGTAGATGATTCCGGTATCTATGAGATGGTTATAGAACTGGCTGTGATTTTTGAAAAGAAAGGAAATAAGGATGAAGAATAAAATTGTGATGAACCTTCAGCTGTTCGCAGGTTCCAAGTCTGGCGTATATCCATGCTACGAGAACCAGTTCCAGATAGACACAGCATCAGGCGGCACTGCTTCACTGAAAAATATTGCAGACTGTGTAACCTTTTCCGTATCTTTTGACAATGGAGTGGAAGAGTGGAACCCATTTGACACAGAAGGATGGACCAGACGTTTAATGACATCCAAGAGTATTACAATTTCAGTAACTGCAAAACGTAATGTCGGGGATGCCGGAAATGATTTTGTTGCAGGACTGGCATGGAAGAACGGAAGAAATGCGGAAGCTGATACGCAGTGGACTTTCCCGGATGGTACTGTTGTGAAGTTTACAAAATCAGTTATCAATGTGAAGAATGTTGGATCCGGAGATTCCACAGCTGTAGCACCTCTTGAATTCGATATCATGAGCAATGGAAAACCGGAGATTACACCAGCCGCATAGTAAATACGGCTTTTAGCAAGAAAAAGGAGAAAACAAATGGCAAAATGTATTGATATTACAGAGAAATTAAGCTTTGATAAAAATCCTGCCCTGATTATCAAGGGCAGAAAATTCATAGTAAATGCAGATGCGGGCACTATGCTTGAAATCATGGGATTGTTTAAAGAAGGCTCTTCTGATACAGAAACGACAGTTGCGGCCTATGAAAAACTGTTCAGCGAAAAAGACCGTAATGAGATTAAAAAAATGCGTCTGCCATTCAAAGATCTTATGATCGTTATCCAGACCGCAATGGAACTGATCCAGGGAGAAGAAGACCAGGGAGAGCAGTAACCCGTACTATGATCTGATAGATGATTTTGATCTGATCGTATCATCGTTTCAATCACAGTACGGGTTACGTCTTTCTAAGGAAATTCCAGCAGGGATGCCCTGGGACGAGTTTTCGGATCTTCTATCCGGAATAGGCCCGGATACAGCCCTTGGCAGGATCGTAGCAATCCGAGCAGAAGAGGATGAAGAAATCTTGAAGCATTTCACCCCGGAACAGCGCCGGATCCGCCGCGAATGGAGAAATAAACAAGCTATGAAGGTTTCAGAGGAAGACAGAGATAAATTCCTGGAGGTCATGAAACAGGCATTTATTGATATGGCAGGAGGAGCGAATGGATAAAAACAAGGTAAAATGCCCCTTCTGCGGACACGAACAGAAGATACAGTACACCCCGGATGCCAAATGCCGGGGTGTTTTCATCCGGTGCCAAGGGCGCCATTGTAAAAAAGAATTTGAAATAAAGATTAACCAGGACAAGTAGTGCCATGTGTCGATGTCCTCATGATAGAGGCAGGTGGCATATATGGCAACAAGTATCGCTGGAATTTCATTTGATTTATCATTTGATGGTAGCAAAATGCTTGCAAGCATCAATGATTCTTGCAAAAAAGTAAAAGATAGATTTAATCAGAGCTTTTCACAGGCTGCAAAGAAATCAACAGAAGCGATCAAAATTGGGAACACGGAAATTGACAAAATTCTCAGCCAAACGGAGCGTTCTGCTAAGTCTAAGGCTGCAGCTATTGCATCTGTTTATAAAAAAGAAGGTGAGTCTGCCAGTGAGGCGTTTCGAAAAGCTTGGCTCTTAATTGAAAGAGATAGCGAAAGCGGTTCGGGAGAAGTAAAGAAACACATAAAGGGAATTGGAAGCCAATTCAAAAAAACATCTTCTGAAATTGAGGATGATGCTTCATCATTAAAGACTCGGGTAAGTGGGATAGGAACGTTCACAAGAAAACTAGGGAGCTTGTTAGTTGGTGCATTTGCAGTTAAGAAGCTAACTGATTTTGGAAAGTCATGCCTGGAGCTTGGCTCAGATCTGGCAGAGGTTCAGAACGTTGTAGACGTTACATTTCCGAACATGACTGCACAGGTTGATAAATTTGCCAAGAGTGCAGCCCAGAGCTTTGGACTTTCTGAGACCATGGCAAAGCAGTTCACTGGTACCTTCGGGGCAATGGCGAAAGCCTTTGGATTTTCCGAGGAACAGGCTTATGACATGGGGGCCAGTCTTACTAAGCTGGCAGGTGATGTAGCGTCTTTCTATAATCTGTCACAGGATGAAGCTTACACCAAGCTGAAATCCGTTTTCACAGGCGAAACGGAATCTTTGAAAGATCTTGGCGTAGTCATGACTCAGACTGCCCTTGACAGTTATGCGCTGGCAAACGGTTTCGGGAAGACAACGGCAAAAATGTCAGAAGCTGAAAAGGTTGCGCTAAGGTATTCCTTCGTACAAAACCAGCTGGCAGCAGCCCAGGGGGATTTTGCGAGGACCTCAGGATCCTGGGCAAACCAGGTAAGGATCCTTACTCTGCAGTTTGATTCCCTAAAGGCTACGATTGGCCAGGGACTGATAAATCTTTTCACTCCGGTTGTCAGAGTGATCAACACGGTAATTGGAAAGCTGATCACTCTGGCAAACGCCTTTAAATCGTTTACAGAGCTGATTACCGGTCAGAAATCCAGCAACAGTGCTTCTGGACAGATTTCAGCTATTGGAAGTGCGGCAGCAGGCGCAAGTGCAGGAATGGACGATGCAGCCAGTTCAGCAGATAATCTTTCCAGTGCTAATAATGGCGTTGCCAAATCCGCCAAGAAAGCAGCTGAGAAAATGCGCACCCTCATGGGCTTCGACCAGATTAATAAGCTGGACAGCCAGACAGACACCGACAGTTCAACTCCATCCACCGGAAGCGGAACAGGAGTCAGTGGAACTGGTGTTGATTTCGGAAATTTGACACAAGGTGAGACTGTAATTGATAAGACAGATAAGAAAATGTCTGCCTTATTAAAACGAAGTAAAGAATTGGCTGCAATATTCAAAAAAGGGTTCAAAATAGGGTTTGGAGATTCCCAAAAAAGAATAAATACCATTACTGCAGGAATTAAAGATATTGGAAAAAATCTGAAAGAGATTTTTACAGACACTTCCGTAATAACTGCGGCAGATGGATGCGCCAATGCCATTGCGCTTTCCTTTGGGAAAATCAATGGGGCAATGACAAGTGTTGGGTTGACAATCGGGGCAAACCTGATAGGGGGATTTGCTCAATACCTTGCTAAAAACAGTTCTTATATACGTGAAAAATTAGTTTCTCTTTTTAATATTACTTCAGACATTGCGCTGCTTACAGGAGATTTTTGGACAGCTTTTGCAGACATATTTTCTATCTTTGCAGGACCAGAAGGACAGGGAATTACTGCAGATATTATTGGAATATTTGCAGATGGATTCCTGGGAGCGATAAATGTTGGGGCTCAGTTTATAAAGGATATTGAAACTATTGTAGTCACTCCCGTTGTGGAAAATACACAGAAGATTAAAGAGACAATCGAAGGGCTTCTTGTACCAATCCAAATTGTTCTTGATACCTTGCACCAGTCGGTTGTTGATACATTCTCCAAGATATCAGAAGTGTACGCTACCTATGTCAGTCCATTTATAACTTCGGTAGCTGAGGGGATTTCCAGTATCTTAGGAATTTTCCTGGATGGATGGAACACATATATTTCTCCTGTACTGGATTATCTGGCAGAGAAATTTTCGCTAGTATGGCAGGAACACATTCAGCCAGCATTGGATGGAATTATTATTCTGGTTGGAAAAGTATTTGAAAATCTTCAGACACTCTGGGAAACG